CTGCTCTTGTTGTATTTACTGCAAAACCATTTCCAAAGTATGCTGCTCCCTGTGCATATTGGTTGAGGCGCAAATAGTAACGCTGGCAAGCGGCTAATTCTCCTTGAATTGTTGCTGCATAGGTGCGAAAAGGTAATGCCACGCTTCCGACATCTATCTGCACACCTGTAATTTCATAGTAATCATTAGCCCCAGCAGTACCAGTTGGAGTAAAAATTGCCTGAATATTTAATTCTGTTGCCGTTGCGCTAACTGTTCCAGTTGCGGTAAAGCGTTGCCAAGTCGTTGTTAAGGTCGCAGTCGTCGTGCAGACTGTTGCCGCGCCCGTGTATCCAGCAAAAGGATTTTGGTCTGTTCCTGTGCCACTATCTAATTTTACTGTTAATGCTGATGATGTTGCAGAATAGTTAGCACCTGATCGAGCATAAAATGAAAGAGTAACTGCTTTACCAGCAAAAGGTATTGAGTTAATAGTTTCAAATGGGTTAATTAGAATTAAATTACCTGTACCTGTTTGACCAGAATTCCTTTGATAACGCAAAGCGTATTGAATACTAGGCAGATTTGTAGTGTCGCCTGTGACTTGACGCGAAACTGTGCAAGCCTGATTGGCAGCAGTTGTTGTAAGCCATCTGTCGGCTAAGTATGTTGCGCCTGATGAAGCAGCCAAAGAAATTGATGTTCCTCGTTGCCACACCTGCATCGCTGAGTTGATTACTGGGTTGCCTTGAACTGTTCCAGCCGTATAGCGCAAGCCTGTTGAAGTGGAACTATCTGCTACGAGTGTCTCACCATTGTTGCCTACTGCTAGGCGTGCTGGTGTGTCATTTGCACTAGCTGCGATTAGATCGCCCTTAGCGTCCACAATTGAGTTTTGGATCGCGTTAGCATCATCTGATGTGACCCACTTAAAGTCCATGTCGGTGTTGCTATTTTTGGCTAACACTTGATCGGTTGTGCCGCCTTTGAGATCAGCTAGTGATGTGTCAACAGCTTGTCCAAAGACCTCAAAATCGGCAGGCAAGTCCGTTACGAGATCACTTGCTGTTGGCATTTGCCAGTTAAAATTCGACGTTGGGTTTGCCATGTTTTCTCCTTCTTAGGTGATAATTGTCGCACGCGCCCAGTCGAGTGTTGGCGACACGCCCGACCAAGTAAATGCAGCTGAGATTTCGTCCCATTGCAAAGCCTGCAATGAGTAAGCCGTTGGTGAAATGTTAAGAGTGATCGAGAGTTGGTTGTACGACGCCTGAAATGACCAGCCCTCAACAAAGCCCTGAAAGATACCGCCCATGTTCGCTGGTAGGTCATTGATTGCTACTGCCTCACCCATAAACACGCCAATGAGGTTGTCACGGTCGCTGTCGTCTAGCTCTGGGTTTGTCAGGTCAAATGTGATCTCACTAAAGATTGCTTGCGGTGTTTTGCGCAATGCAAGGTAAAAATTGGCTTGCTGGGTTGCATCAGCTGAGTTGTGCAAGGTTGTCGAAATGATCTGAGACAACGTGCCGTATTGCAAAATTGAGTCTGCGTCGCTGGCACTTTGCTCTGCACTGCTGGTTGCACCGTATTGAATAGTCAGGTTATTGCGTACGTCGCCCGCTCTGGTTTCAACGCGCAAACCAGCTGCGCGCGCTTGGTTGGCTGTTAGCTGCACATAGCCATTGTTTGACAGGTATAAACTGCGGTGTGTAGCTGAGGCATAGCTAATGCGTCCAAATGCGTCCTCGTAAATGTAGCCAAGACCTGACGTTGCAAGCTTTGATACCAAAGAATAAACGTCTGTGCGATCACTTGACCTAGCAGCTAACTCATAATCACCAGGGCGGTCGATCTCACCTAGACCAACATTTTCTGCTGTTGCCCATGTTGTCGTTGGGTCATAATCTGCCCACGTTTCAGCTGCTGGGACTTCTGCCCAAGTGTTAAGCAATAAGTCTGACAAAATTTCCCAGATTTGATCGCCGTCAAAATCTTTAGACAGCACGCCATTTGTCAATGCCTTTGGCAAACGAGACAACGCGCCAAGTGCTGTGATGCTGTATGTCTGGGTGAACATTGTGCTGCCTACGTCGCGCACCTCAACGGCAATGTCAACAACCGTGCCACCAAAAATCGGTACGTATGTGCTTGATGTGTCCTGCACTTGCACTGAAATGGTGCTGTTGATGCTGACAGGTATGGTCGCCTGATTAACGTCTAGCAGCTGCAAATTGACATAACCTGCTTGAGCTTGCTCGTAAATGTTTGTGCGACCTGATCTAATTGTTAGGTTAGCCAATACCGCGTCCGTGTAAGAAACGCCGTCGATCTCTACCAGCCAAACTGGCGTCCATTGCGTCATGTTAAATTGCCACCAAGTTGGTCGCGCCGCCTGTTCCGCGATAGTAGCTGTTGTTTAATGTGTCAACGATTGTGCGTGCTGTGCCTTCCTTATCAAACGCCCCAGTCACGGTCAGGTTAATAGTTGTGCCACGGTCTTTTTCCTCGCCCATACGGAAACGCCCCGCGTCAAAAGTGGACGGTATGCCTGCACTTGCAACTGCTGTGCTTGCTGCAACGCTAGCTGCCTTTGCAACACCTGAACCACCAGTGCCACCTGTTGAACCTGTTGGGCTTGGTGCTGAAATTGTAGGGACTTTAGGGACGGTTGTTGACACTGTTGGTGTTTTAATTGTTGGTACGCTGACTGTCGGCGTCGAAATCTTGCCCACGTTTGGTAGAAACGGTATTGCGTTATAGGCAGAAATCAAAGCATTGATACCTGCAACCGCACCTGAGATCAAGCCGTTGAGAATTTTGACAACACCAGCAATGACGTCAATAACACCGCCTGCGATTTTGCCTGCTACCTGTAACGCACCGCCCAAAACTGTGCCTATGACTGGTGCAACATAGGTTGCGATCAACGCCCCAAATTCCTTGAAAGTGTCAAGATTGTCACCGATTGCATCTCGAACATACCCAAACGCTTTAATCATGCCATTGATAATTGGCGTAAATACGCTAGTGATGATGTTGCCAAGTGTTGTAATGACACCACCAAGACCATTGCCGTTAAGGCTAAAAGCACCGCTAAATGCGTTGATGATTGGCAAAGCATTGTTATTGATAAAACCCATAAGCTTTTCAAGGATTGGCAACAGCGCAAACCCAATTGTTTCTTTAGCCTCATCAAATGCAATTTGCATGCGAGCAATGCGCCCTGCGTAAGTGTCTGCGTTACGAGCTGCTGCACCGCCAAACAGGTCTGACAATTTGCCCTGCACCTGTGTGAAATTCATGGTCTTTAATTCAGCAGCTGATAAGCCAATGCCTAGTTTGCCCAGTGATGCTGTATTGCCGTCATAAGCCTTGCCTAAAGCATTTGCAACGCTTTCCAGCGGTTTGCCTGTGGCTGCGCTTATGTCTAAAGCTGTCGCCAGTAGTTGCTGTGCCTTTTCAGTATCTGAGGTTGATCTGACCAAACGTCCTAAAGCTGGGCGCAGCTCATCATCTGCCACACCAGTTGCCAAAGACATTTGCAAAATTGATTGCTCAGTGGCAGCAATTTGTGCCTTTGTAGCACCTGTGGCGTTTTCTAAGGCGACGGCAAGCTGTGTCTGTGCCTTCTCGTCCTCGATTGCCGCCTTGACGCCTTCAACGCCGATCTTGATTGCGTAAGCACCAGCGGCAGCGGCAGCAGCTGCAAAAGCTGCGCCAACCATTTTGCCAACCTTGCCCATTTTGTCGCCAAAAGTGTCAACATCTTTGCTGGCAGCTTTAAGCGATTTGTTGAGGTTGTCAACGTCTCCAAGTATCGAGAGTTTAAGGGTACGACTTCCAGCCATTAGTTGTACCTCTTAACTATCTTGTTAAATGACTGTTCCCACTGCTTAATGATCTCAGGTTGCGCAGCTCGCAAGGTTGGATAAATAAACCAACCGCGTGACCCTCGACCTTCTCGACCTGACCACACTGGGAACTGTTTGTATTTGTTAGAACCAAACTCAACTCCGCCCCAGACTTGTTGCGTGCTTGCGCCACCACTTAGCTTCTGTGATGCGTAACCAAAACTGATCTCACCAATTTTTGATGATTTAGAAACTTTTGAGCCGTCCGCAACGCGGTTGTCAATAAGGTTGCGCGTTTTGGTACTAGCTGCTGACTTAATTTTCCCCTGCACATAAGTAGCAAGGGCAGACGTTGCCTCTTTGGCTTGGTCTAACGCCTCGTCGTCCATAGCCTTAAAAGATCGAGTAATGGCGCGCAGCTCAGCCTTGTCATAGCTGATTGCATCTTTAGCCATTTGCTCGCCTTTCCAAAATCTCAATGACGGTAAGTATGTCCTCGGCTGTCTCAAAAACATCTGGGTGTAGCCCTGTTGCCAGAGCTACCTCCCAAACTATTCTGCTAAGGCTTCCGACGGCGTAGCTTTTGGGTTTGCCTCACCTACGATTACCTCAGCAATACCTTCTGTCCAAATGTCGATCGGCTTGACAGGCTTTCCAGCTGCTTCACGCTTCATAGCGTGATAGGCAAGAAATACTAAATCGGAAATGCCGATCTTTTCCTGTGCCTGAGCAATTGTGTGACCTGTGTGCTTTTCCCATTTGACCCACTCTGGCGGTGCAGCTGTGTAAGTGATCTGATCGCCGTTTGTGTATTCAATTGTGATTGGTAGTTTCATTTTGTCTCCCGATTAGTAGTTTTTAGCTAAATGTCTCAGTAGGTGTTCCCACTACGACAAATGATAGGTCAACGGTCTGTGCATCTGGTGC